CACCACCAGCGCGGGAAAAATCTACTATGTCGCTTCGGCGACTACGGGCGTCACGTTCACGCTGGGAGCGATTACGGACAACCTCATCGTCAACGCGGACATCAATTCCGCTGCGGCGATCGATGCTTCGAAAATCGGCGGGGGCGGGGTTTCGACCACGGAATTCGATTACCTCGGCACGGTCACTTCCGATGTGCAAACGCAGATCGACTCGAAACAGGCGACGGTCACGGAAGGCTCTTTGACCGACTCCGTGATCGTCTCCGCGGACATCAAGGACAACACCATAGCGAAAGTCGATTTACTCGAGAGCGCCTTTGCCGTGACGATTCTCGATAACGTGTCGGGACCCGCGGCAGCGCAGATGTACAACTCCCTGAACGTGGTAAATGAAGCCATCACCGTTTTGCTTCCAACGGCGGTAACGGGGATGAATGGGTGCGTTCTGGACTTTGGCTCTGCGCACGACATCATTGTTGATGTTCAGGGAACCGATACGATTGCCCTCCTGGGAGCGGCCGATACTGCGGGAGACGGCATCACGAATGCCAGCGGGACCAGTACGGGGGATATCGTCTGTGTTGTGGCGACTGCCACAAACACATGGAAAGTTATGCTGCGACAAGGAACCTGGGCGCAACAGTAGTAAACGCAAAAGGGAAGGGGGAGCAATCCCCCTCCCGCTTCGAAAAGGGGCATGCAAGGGAGAAAAAAGTGAGAAAGTTTTTTTGCAGAACAGGAATTCACCGCTGGCACTCGAAACACACTCATCTTGGAACCGCCTGGTGGTGTTCCTGGTGCGGAAAAATAGAAGAAACAGGAAGGTAATTCATGAATTACGCGGAGCTGGCACAAGCGATCTGTGATTGGTCGAATAAAAGCTCGATCGACAAAGTTCTGCCGACGGTCATCCGATTCGGCCAGAGGGACCTGGAGGACGATCTTAGGATCCGTCCAATGGAGTATCACCCCACAACGGCGAATGTCGCGGCAGCGGCCGCCTTGCTGGCACTCCCGTCGGATTACCTCGAGATGATCTACCTCCTTCTCATCAAGGATGGTGTTCGCTACCCGATCACGGTCCGGTCTTCTCCCGTGGAAATGTACTCGACGCAAATTTCCACCACGGAGACGGGGACCCCCTGCAGAGCGTCCAGGATAGCCGATGATCTGGTGTTCGACGTTCTGCTGGACACCGCATACACCCGCGATTGGTGCTATTACCGGCGCCTTCCCGTGCTGACGGCCTCTACCACCGGGACGCCGATACCGAACACGAATTGGTGGAGCGAGAATGCGGAGGAAGCGCTTCTCATGTCCTGCCTGAACAAGCTCTCCATGTACGTTTCCGGGATCCCGGAGGGCGACAAGAAGAAGTGGGCCGATGCTGCGCTCGAGACGCGAGAAAAGCTGAAGTTTAAGGAAGCTCGTGAAACGACGGGCGGCAACGTCCTTCGATCAACACCATTTTCGTTGTGAGGGGGAAGGTGATGAAGAAGATCGTTCTCGCAGTTTTGGCTTTGACGCTGCTGGCGGCTTCGGCTTTTGGCTTCGACACTTACCGGCAATCGGCAACTCTCACGGGCGGGGTCGTGACCGACAACACGACTGTCACCTTCACCCTTCGGCAAGGGGTCCCAAAGACGATGTACCTGTACGTTCCGACGATCGACTCCGCGGCGATCGCGCTTTCCTGCAGCGTGGACGGGACAAACTTCGGGACGATGGCCACGAATTACAGCGCGACGGCGCTCATTGATTTTACCTATGCGGCGACCACGGGCGAGAAGGTTTTACGGCTACCGGATATCAGCCCGTGCCGGCTTTTGAAGATCACAGTCGGCGTCGCACAAGCGGCAAATCGAACTTTCGTCGTGTTCGGAAATTAAGGAGTTCAATCATGGCATTCCTCTCCGGATGGCTGTACCGCAAGCCCGTCACCCTTTCGAGGGCCTCCGGAGCTGTCACCAACTACCAGATGAAATTGAAAGTAGGGGAGAGCGCCGGCGCCACAGGTGAAGATGTCGACTGTGGCGGGAAGTGCAAGGCTGATTTCTCGGACCTCCGGTTTACGGCCGCAGACGGCACGACACTTCTCGACTACTACATCGAGGACGTCTCCGGCGCCACGCCGAACCAGCTTGCGACCATCTGGATAGAATTCGACTCCATCGGCACGGGCGACACGACTTTTTATATGTACTACGGGAACGCCGGCGCCTCGGCCGTGAGCAACGGGCCGAATACCTTCATCCTGTTCGAGGATTTCAACGCCCTCACGAATGGGGATCTCAACGGACAAAATGGGTGGTCGGGACACGTTTATTTTGACGTGGAATCCACGACGAAATATGAGGGCGCGAAAGCAGTTGCGACAGCCGCTGGTGGAAGCACTGTAAATGCTTGGAAGACATTTGCGGCCGCCTCATCGTGGAGGGTATTCATACAGGCAAGGCTTCGATCTTCCTCAGCCGGTTCCGCTTCCGAGGCACAGATAAACATCAACGAAGGGACAAATGCGATTACAGCCGTGCAGATCGCCGCCGGTCAATTCAAGGCGTTGGTTTCTCCCCCGTCGTGGGTCAACATCGGAAAGGCCGCATCGAGCAATATTTGGTACAAGATAATGATAGCTTTGGATTCAACGACCACACATAAAACTTGGGTTGACGACACCCTTTATACCCCGGCGAATGTTTCAAATGTGAATACGGTTTCATCTGTCGCCGACAGGAGCCAACTGGAACATTATGCGGCTGGTGGAACTGACTTTTTCGACCAAATAATGGTTGGGTATTATCTCCCTACCGGCCCCGCCTGGGGCGTCTGGGGAGGCGAGGAAGAATCTTCCTTTGCCGGGCCTTTTCAATTTTTTTCGATAGAGCAGCCGTTGGCGTTTCTTCACAAGAAGCAAATCGTGGGCTACTAACCCAAAGGGGGAAAGCGCAATGGCAAGAAGCTATGGAATTGGTGGAAGTGCGGCGGTCGGAAGTGCCTCGTATCCACAGTTGATGATCTACATGGCGACGGCCGCGGGAATCCGGCCGAAGATTTACGAATTTCTTGTGAGCTCGTCGGCATCGCCAGCCGACAATGCCTCGCAGTTCCAGATCGCTCGGACCACGACCGCAGCGCCGACGGGAGGATCAAATCCAGCGATCGCTCCGCTGGACCCCGCGGATCCCGCTTCCCTGGCGACCTCGTACCTGTCGGCCACGGGCGGGTTGACCCTCTCGACGATTCTGATGATCGTTGCCGTCAACCTTCGGGCGACCTTCCGGTGGGTGGCAGCGCCGACGAAGGAATTTGTGATTCCCAATACGCAGTACGCTGGCGCCGGGATCCAGTCGGCGGCGCAGACGGCCGCGTACAACGTCGATACCTCCCTCTATTGGGAGGAATGATGTTCAACGCAACCGCGCGGAAGCCGGCCGGGAACGTCCTCATCACCGAACCGGGGATGCCGGCAAAGGAATTCGACACGCTTCAATGTGTCCATTGTGGCGGTCAATGGCAAGTCGTTCCCGGTTCGGGGATCCTTCGGGGTTTCTGCACCCGCTGTCACGGACCTTTCTGTGGGCCTCAATGCTCGAAGTGCATCCCGCATGAGAAGTGGCTTGAGCAAATGGAGCGCCAGGGGGTGAAGCGGCCGTAATGCCTCTCATGTGGCAATATCAGATCCTCGCAGAGCTTCCTCCGGCCAACAGCCTGACCGGAGGATGGGAAGAAAACATTACGCTCGACAAATGGGTACCCAAGCTCCCCGATATCCGGTTCCAGCTGAAATATCTCTCGGAAGCGATCATGCCGGATATTTCGACGGAACCCCGGATGGTTTCGTGGCTCGAGAGAATGACGCCGGACAAGTGGGAGCCCTGTCTTCCGGCAAGGCGTTACGAGAGGGCATACCTTCCAGCCCCGAATCAGCCGTATTTTACCGTGGCCCCGCTTCTGTCGTGGGTGCCGTTCATCGACAAGTGGGGGCCGGCTCTCCCGGCGAGGCACTACGAAAAAGCATACCTGACGGCGGCGATCATGCCACAGGGGGCGCACCTGGAAAAGCCTTGGTACGACGGGAATGCAGCACTGAGGTTCATCCTTGACAAGGAAAAGACCCGATTTTAGATGTATCGGAGGGAATCCGGAATGAAATATAAAATCCTCATCACATCCTGCATATTTCTCCTGCTGGCGACTCTTGCCTACGCCCTGAATTCCACATTGAAGCGGGATTCGTTCGGTGTGTCGATTCAGGGCGCCTTGCGACCGGCCGTCGCGCAGAAACTTGGTTTCTACACCACGACGGACAACGCCGTGAACTCCGCGGATTTCCAGTATCCCGTGATCGAAATCACAGCGACGAAGGATTGCTTCTACAAACTCGGCGACAATACCGTGATCGCTACGGACAACGATTATTTCTTGCCGGCGAATCAGCCGAAATGGGTCATCGTTGGTACGAACGTGCGGATCGGGGCTCTTGGAGCTACGGACAATGGAGTGCTTTACATCATGGAATTGTACTGATCGGGGGGCGAGATGGCGAACGTAAAGAAACTCGGTACGTCGAAGATCGTCCCGGGGAATACCGTCTACTGCATCATACGGAGGGAGCTCGATGATTTCCGGCTGGACGACGCTGACGGCCTGACGTTCGCTGCGGCTCCTGCGGATCCGTACGTTTCCCTGACAGAAGATTCCGCCATCAAGGGGCTGTATGAGGTTTCCGAATCTCGTGTCGCGTGGAACGACGGTCGGTACAGGGCATTCATCTACATCCAGTCAGGGGCTTCTCCGGCTCCGGTAGATGACGCCCTTGTGGATCAGATGGACTTCTGGGTGCTTGGGGATCTGATTGTCAACGCCGTCCCTTGGGAAACCGGCACAGTGCAAACCGACGCCGCGAATTCGACGATCTCCTTCAAGACCGACCTTGCCTCTACAACCGACGGATATTGCAACGGCTCTTTCGTCAAGTTCACCAGCGGCGCGCTCATCAACCAGACCAAGAAGATCGCCACACCCGGATACGGGGGAACGTCGAAGCTTTTGCAGGTGACTTCCGGCTTCACGGAGATCCCCGCGGTGGGGGATCGGTTCATCATCATCAATCAGTAGGGGGGCGACATGGCGATCATCGCGGCGAATTTGGCATTCTACCTGACCGGGGGGGCCGGGAACGCGCTCCCCGCCGCGTCCCTCGGGGGGGATATCTCGAATACGGCCTTCACGGACAACACCCTCCAAAACCTGTTCGCAAATGTCTCGCCGGCCGAAGCCCTTGCGGGAAGCGTGAAATATCGGGCGCTGTCGTTCAAGAACCTCGCCGCGGAAACGGCGTATGCGGCCGTGCTCTATATCTCCCAGGAGACGAGCTCGGCCGATACGACCGTGGCGATCGCCTTCGATTCGACCGGGACACAGAGCGTAGTTGATGAAGATACAGCGCCGGTCGGCCTTTCCTTCTCGACGCCCCTCTCTTTGGCCGCAGGGATCGCCCTGGGGGATATCGCCGCCTCGGGGGTGGCACGGATATGGTTCAAGCGGACAACAAGCGCGGGTGCAGTCCAAGCGAGTGATTCAGGCAAGGTTACAATTACAGTTGGTTCAGCACCCTAACTTTTTTGTTGCCTGGGGAGGTTTTCCAGCGTTGTTGGAATTCGGTGTCGGACATGGGGCAGCGGCCGTGAAATCCGAGAGCGGAGTTGCAGTTATAACACAGCACTCGATAGCCGGAAGGATATCCAAGTTTTCTGAGCTTCCGGCAGAGAGCAAGGCCGCAGGATTTTTTTCTATCTTCTATGCCATCTCCATTTATGTGGTCAATAGAAAGGAACTCAAATGGATGCGGACCGCATGGTTTTCCGTGATGGTCGCAAGAGCAAACAAGTCCACCATAGGCCATCATGGTTTCAACGCGAATTCTCTTATGGGCTTTCTGATTCAGCTTTCGTCTATTTTCCATGAAATTCGGATCGGAAAATTTTCTTTTCCAATATCTCTTACTGTTCGCAATTTTTTCTTCATCAGTAAGGGGCGCCTTGGTGTCGTTGCGCCAAACATTTGCGCAAG